GGGCCAGCCTTTCCAGCTGGAACCGAGCCAAGCCTTTATCATCGGCTCGCTGTTTGGGTGGAAACGCAAGGACGGAAGGCGCCGGTTTCGCCGCGCTTACATCGAACAGGGCAAAGGCAACGGCAAATCACCAATCGCCGGAGGCATTGGCGTTTACGGCATGACTGCCTGCAAGGAGGCAGGCGCGCAGATCTATGCGGCCGCCGCCAAAAAGGAGCAGGCCAACATCCTGTTCCGTGACGCGGTAAAGATGGTGCGGCAATCCCCGGCGCTGGCCCGGCGGCTTGAGTTTTCCGGCGGCCCCGGCCGCGAGTTCAACATCGCGCATCTGCCATCGGGTAGTTTCTTCCGGCCGGTCTCACGCGACACGGGCAAAACGGGCTCCGGCCCGCGGCCATACTTTGTGCTGGCCGACGAGGTCCACGAGCTTCCGGATCGCTCGATCATCGAGATGTTGGAGCGCGGCTTCAAGTTCCGGCGCGATCCGCTGCTGTTCATGATCACCAACAGCGGTTCCAACCGCAACTCAGTCGCCTGGGAGGAACACGAACACGGTGTCCGGGTGGCAGCCGGCAATCCCGATGCGGTGACGGATCCGACTTACCTCGGGCAGGTCGTGGACGACACGACGTTCAGCTATGTCTGCGCGCTCGATGAAGGCGACGATCCGCTGACTGACCC